GATGTATTTTGTGACCACGGAATAATTATCCGTATTGTCTCGATAATCACCCCATACCAAAATTGACGCATAAGCCTTGGTTTCATCATTTGGCATTAAAGCAATTGCGCCACAACGATCTTCCCAGTTGACAGGGATTTCATTTGTTGGTGGTGTATCTGCTTCATAATTTGCTGTTTTGGCTCTTAACTGCTGCCCCAACCATTCAATGTTTGTCATCTTTTCAGCTACCATCGCATTCATCCCTATTCCCTCTTAAATATCTTCTAACTTTTTGAAATCCACTTGCTTTAGGTTTCGCATCGCATAAGCAAGATTTCTGATTTCTATCGTGTCGTTGTAGAGCTTGTTGTATTGCTGGGTTTTCTTAAGCAGGTCGGCTTCAAGGTTTTTGATTCGCTGATCGCTATACTTCCGCTCTTGTGCTCGAACCTTTGACTTAATTGCCTTCACTTGTTGGCGATATTGCGGATATGCCTCAGCACCCCAATTGCGGAAATACTGACGCATGAAATCAAAGAAGCGACCATGTTTGCCAAAGATGAAGATTGTGCAAAAGATCAAATCAATTTGAAGAATTTTAGGTAATGCTTCGTGTCCAAACTCATGACGACGACGAACCCATAACCCTGTCCAGCCTGTAGTAATTAAAATCATCACTTCATCCCCACTATCAACATCGCAGCATCTCGTTGCTCTTGATTCGTTCTGCCCTGCCAACCTGTAATTCGATTAAAATCTTCTGCCTTCAACTTTGTACGTGTCGGCTTAACCAATACCACCGCTAAACCGCATTCTTTTGCCATTTCTGCAAGCAATTTACCTGTTGCATGGTTCTCCCCTACATTCTTGGCAATCTTCTCTCCTGCGGTCTTAGAATGACCAAAACGGAAGTTTGATTTTTTATTCAACCAACCCGCCTCAATGACGACTTTCTTGATTTCATCTTGATGGCTTCGGAATAGCTCTACAGTTTCAGGAAAGGTTAAGTTTTTAAGTTCCAGTGACCGCCCTAAGACAGCCACTCCTGATTTTTCCAAGTCTGGATCGATGCCGATAATCAGGTCAGTCATTGGCACCTCGCCACATCATCACAACAAAGCAAGCCATAAGGATAAGCATGAGCGCACCCGGAATTGCAGCCCTGAACTCAGCAAAAAGAACAGTATTGCAAATCAAAAGCACTGCGGTTTCTTGTTGGAATTTACTCATGAACAGGCCCCGCATAATTCGGCTTATAACTCTCAATCACTTCAGGCCTTCCCTGTTCACACGCTCTTTCTGCCAAAGTTGCATAACCTGCAATGTCGCGATAATTGTCAAAATATTGCGGGTCGCCATTCACAGCTCTAGCAATCTTGTTGCAAATCATAAAAAGACTGGTTTTCTGCTCTGCGTTTAAATGCTCGTAGTTTGCGCCAGATTCAACGATAGCCATGAGCTGTTGAGTTGTACCCACCACATCGGAATAATTGCCATATCGAGCGCCACGTTCGTTTAAGGTGCTATCTATTTCACTCATGCTCAATCACCTTCGTATTTGGGCTGATACCTCTAGAATCAATCTGCGACTCAACCTGATAGCCCATCAAAGCCTCATAGACTCTCGCATCAAGCTCCCCTCTATATTTATCAGCCAGGAGCTTGATTCTCCCTTCTTTAGCCTGTTTGTATGCCTGGAAGGCTTCTTCTGCTGTGTCAAATCTGCCAATTCGTACCTGCTTTTTTCCATTATTAATTTTCGATTGAAAATTATTCTCACGACTGTCGTAATAAACCCCAAGTGGATATTTATCTTGGTCTTTATCCTGCCTATTAAGAAGCTTATTGATCTCCTGCGGGACAAATACACAAGTGTCTTCACTGTAAGATTTATTACCCCTCACAAGTATGTCCTTATCTAAATCCCACCCAGTTTGATTAAAGCCAACTTGTCTAGAGCACCAGTCTTTAAAATAAGAGTAATATTTAAAATTTTCAGATACATAGCAATCTCTGTAAGTGGGATGTTCGCTGTGGTATTTATCGTCATAACAGCGTTTCAGCATTGAACCCCATAGCATGTACTCCTTTAGGCGCTTACCATTAACGCAAGCAGGCTCATCACCCAAAATACCTACGCCCCACACAGTTGCCACTAATCTATCTTTAACATTGCCTTTTTTAATCTGCTTCATCTCGGCATTTGTTTCATAGCCTGTCTCAATGAATTTAATGTGCACCTTAGAGCTGTTCACGTACTTAGTAACAACCAAAGGCCCATAGTTATTAGTCTTAAATATTTTCCCTTCATAATTTAATTCATTCATCTTTCAGTCACCTTGGTTAGTGGCGAGATGTGATTAGCAATATCACTACACGTATCAATGCGGTCGTGATCGGCTAGAGCGGTGCGGAGGAATTCGAGCTGAATGGCATCTTCCGCAAGTTCTGGATGAACCGGAAACCAACCATGATCCGGCAACCACATTTGGAAGTAGTTAAAAAAATGTTTGTAGTAATCAACCTTGTTTTCAAATTGCTGACCAAAACAAAAAAATAATGTCGTACCTTCAGGCGCCCCATCCACAATTTCCCGCATTTGTTCGATTGTTAAGTTCATCTCTTTACCCCTTGCTCATTGCTTTCCACTTCAAGCATGGCCCACTGAATTTCATCCCATTTCGCCAGTGAAAGCCCTGTCTCCATCTTCGATATTTCTGAAATATACTGTCTTGAGCAGTCGAGCTTCTCAGCCAGCGCCATACCTCTGCCGCGTCTTTCTAACAACCATTCACGCAAAGCTTTATTTAGACTTTTCATTCCTGCACTCCAAATAACTGTTTGGCTTTGTCTGTGACCCTAAACCCTTCAGGCAATTGCTTATCACCAGAGATATAGCCAGCTTCTTCCAACTGCTCCACAAACGTTCTGGCAGGTCTAATCGTTCCACCAATCCAGCCATGAATCTCTTTCACCGAAGTTCGACCGGATTTAGCCAACATGCGACGCAATACCAGAATCATTTTTTCACCCTGTTTGACCGCATGCTTTGATGGCACCCAATCCACGGTTTTATTGTCGTTTTGGTCTTTCATGATTCACCCACCCGTTCCACAATCGTTTTAATGGCCTTAAGCGTTAATTCGTGGTCGTCACTCGGCATAACGAATAAGCTTGCAATCATTTGGACTTTCCTGGCGTACTTACGGGCATCTTTAAGATATCCATTACGCTCACGGTCTAATTTTTCATTGAAGGCAAGCAACTCGGCATGTTCTTTTTGAAGCTGCTCAAGATTCATTTCTAGGTAATCATTCACACCCCACCCCCTGCGCTTTGCCCATACTTCAACTTCATCGCATTCATCATCGCCATCGGCAAAGACATACCTGCCTCTTGAAATTCCTTTACCTTGCTTTCCACCCAAGATTTTTCCTCCGGGGTCGGCTCAGGTAGCCATGATTTAGGTTTGCCCTTTGAAATAGCTGCTGTACCAATCATCTTTGGTGGCACATACCACTCTTGCTGACGACCTTGCATCTGAGCTTTAGCCAGGTAGGTTTCATAGATCGATTTGAACTGCTTGAAGGCCTCCTTCATGCTTCCCTGCTCAACCAGCCAGTAAACCGAGTCCCATGCTTTTTTGGTTAGCGTGGTGACTTTCAATTTCCCTTCCAGCAACTCAATCTCTGATTGATTTGAGTAATCACAAGCACGTTGCCAAGCTTCTGTTGCTGTCCACCAGCTGCCAGCCATACACCAAGTCTTAAAATCAGAAAGTGTTGGGCAGAAATCACCTGATCCAGCTTTTGCATTCAACTGAGCCATGCCCTTTTGAAATTGCTCATCACTCAACATTGCCAAAGCACCGTTGATGATGTTCAGAATGCGATTCAGGTCAGTCATGCCGTTAAACTGGCTAATGAACTTGTGTCCATACATCACCTGCATGATGTCGTAGTATTCGCGTGCCTTGTCTAAGGCGATCCCGTTATGCACGACCCACCTCCTCAATCAGTAATGGCTTTTTTGGTTCACCAACATCAATCACCTGTCCCTGCTGTTGATCTAACTGCATACGTTGTTCAGCGAGAATCTGGGCTGTGGTTTTGGTGATGGATTGTTGTTTTTGAGGTTGATCCTGATTACGCTTTGTTATCAACCATGGGTTGGTTTGCGTAGTACAGCTCGAATTGTGGTTGCAGTTGATCAATGTATTTTTGGTCAACTGGTTTACGGCCAGACTTCAATAAATTCGCGTTCACATAATCCAGGTCGAACGTATATATATATTGGTTACTGGTTATTGGTTCATGGTTAATGGTTAATGGTTTATGGTTAAGGTTTTTTTGGGTTTCATTTTCAGAACCCAAATTAACCGAGTGGGTTTCTTCTGGGTTTTGTTTAGGTTGGTTTTTAGGTGGACGACCACCCTTTTTCCCGTTTTCGCGGTTTTTATCCACGTTTGCCTTGTAGCCAAGGATTTCAGCGTCACAGCGCTTGTTGTGAAACCCGTCATCTTCCTCAGTAAAGAAGTCGCCAAGTACATTTATAACCGCTTGCTTTTCTTCTTCGGTTGTTGCTCGTAACCGACGAAAAACCGACTGGGTTTCTTTGGGTAATGGTTTTTCATTCAGGTAGTAGAAATCCAGTGCACGACGGTAGAAACATTCTTCTAAAGTTGAGAGGTGAACCGTGTCACGCATGAAGTCGCCAATATGATGTAGGTATTTATGCATTAGTTACCCCACTCAATTTCACTAAGCCGCGCTTTTCTAACTGGCGAATAATTCGAGGTTCGATAAATTCGTTGTTGATTTTGTAGCGTGTGCGAGACTTCTCTTTGACCTGAATAAGACTTACCCCGTCTTGCATCTGTCGACGAACAGAGATGGCTTGCCCCCCCATTTGAGTTGCATGCTCAAGGATGTAATATTGCTCTTGAGCCTCGATAGCTGCATTCATTTTGGAAAGAGGCATGGCGGCAAGTTCTTTGGCTGTATATATGCGAACAGGATTGAGTAGTGGAATAACCGACTCGATAGGTGTTGCGACTTGTTTGATTTTCTTACTCATGCCGCACCTCGCAAATTAAACTTAGCCAATTCACCCGCGATCCACTCAACACCCTTTGGTGTGAATAGCACTTGGTTGAATGCGTGGCCTGAGTCACTCACACCTGTTTTTACATGAAAGCGTTTTGCATCCACATGCTGTGAATACACCATCCATGCACCATTGAGCTTGTACATAATCTTTTGAGATTGAAGGAATGCACGAAATGCCGGCTCTTTGATTTGAAGCAGTTTTGCGACTTCTCTGAATGTTTTATTGCCAGTGCTTTCGACGTACTTGTCTACAAAAGCGACTTTTGGGGCTTGAAGTTCCAGTTGGTGGATTGCTACCTGCTTTTGCTTTGCTTCTTCGATCCATTTTTCGGCACGCTTAATTGGATCTTCAATCATGTAGGATGGTTGGTTTTGTGCCTTAAGCGCCTCTTCCATTGCGGTCATGCGGTCAAATACTTGAGCTTGTAGCTCATAGCTGTATGACATCGCCATAAGGCAAGCTTCGCGTTTTGGGAAGCGATAACAAGGTAGTGTTCGGCCAGTTGTGTCTGTATACACTGAACGAAATTTTTCGCTCAGCTCTCCACCTAAAACTTTTGGCACTTTTGCCATAAAATCAGCATGGCGAAGCTGAACTGGCTTTTCGTCAAACTTGCGGCTGTCGTTGATATAGTCAACAAGCTCAAGCGATACCATGGTCACTTGGTCTGTGTTATTATCATTTTGAATTTGTGCTAACATATTCATTGTTCATTTCCCTTAAGATTTCGAACATCAAGCTCATCTGTTCCAGCAGATGGGCTTTCTTTATTTGTGGACGATGTATTCATCGTATTCGTGGTATTGCCGAATGCTCTACTGAGATACTCATGTTGTTTCTTGAACTTCACGAGTTTTTCTATGGCTGCATCCCGAATCCATTCCGAGCGTTTTATGTCGTCCATTGCTGCCAGCGCATCAATCGCCTGCAATGCTTCATGTGTCATGCGAACTGATGTTGAGTCAGTCTTTTTCCCATGCACATCAAGAAAACCTAAATCTAGTGCTTCTTGCATATCATCTACTCCCATCACGCAACATCCTTGTTGCGAACCACACTTGAAATATGCGGATTTAAGAAGATGTGCGGATACTGGAGTTTCACTTCCGCAGGTATTCCTCTTGTCATCCAGTTTTGAACTCGCTGTTTGCTTTTCAAGCCAAGCATTTCAGCGACCTTTGTTGATCCACCAAGAGCAACAATGATGTCTTTATCAGTGCTGATAGACATTTCACTCTCCACTAAACATTTGTGTATTAAATGGTAAACGCTGTGTTTACTAATGTCAAATCATTTGTTTAACACAATTTGTTTACTGCTGAGATAATAAAAACCAAGAACAAAAAGGGGTTTGTTATGCATGATTCATTTAAAAGGCTGCTTGAGGCGAGCAACAATCTAAGCCAGGAAGAAATCGCAAGACGTATTGATGAATCACCGCAAACGCTGACCAATTGGAAAAAGCGCGGTGTATCGAAAGCTGGGGCTTTAAAAGCGGCTGCTGAGTTTGGTTGTTCCGCAAACTGGATTTTAAGTGGTGTAAATGATAGTTCTGGCGGGGATGTTTCGCGTGTCACAGGATGGGATGGTTCTACACCACTGGATAGTGATGAGATTGAGATACCGTTTTATAAGGATGTTTTAGTGTCTTGTGGTTCAGGTTCGCTTGGTGAAATAATAAATTCGGAATCAAGAAAACTAAGACTAAGCACCTCAACATTAAGGCGTTACGGTGTTGATCCAGCAAATGCACTTGCATTAACAGCATTCGGCAACTCAATGACTCCAGTCATAAATGATGGTGCAACGGTTTATGTTGATATAGGCAGAAAAAATGTTATTGATGGCAAGATTTATGCAATATGCCACGGTGGTCTTTTTAAATTTAAGTACCTGTATAGAATGCCAATGGGCGGTATAAGGATTGTTAGCGCCAATAGTGACGAATACAAAGAAGAAGTTTTAACGCAGCAAGAAATTATCGACCAGGAGTTTGAAGTTATTGCTTATGCATTTAATGTGCAAAATTCGCTGCCATAAATAAGTAAACAAAATGAAATTTTAAGACTGCTTATGCGGTCTTTTTTTATGTCTATATAAAACAGTTGTTTATAAAATAAATACACATTTGTTTATTATAAGTGTTGACTAAGGTACACACCGTGTTTACTATTGATATCGTAAACACAAAAAAGCCCTGACAACTTACTACGGCAATCAGGGCTTCAACACAACGAGGTCATTATGACAACTAAATCCAATATTCTCAAGTCTGCATTAATTGCAGCATCAATCAGCGCGGGGATAGCAGTAGCTTACGCTTTCCAGCCTGCCAAAGTCGCTGATGATAATCCTCAAGTGGTTATCACCGCTCAAAAATATGAAGTGCTTAAACGTACTTGCCATGAAACCTGTATCGCTACTGTCAAAGCTGACGATTACAACATCTATGTCGAGTATGCCCTAGATGATGGTTCGGTTGAGTTCCTGGACATTCTTAATGTCGTACGTCATGAGGAAGCGGTTAATGCGTACGTTGATCGTTATGAGATTGAAAAGATTAATGCTGCGATTGCGAAGGGAGAAAAATAATGAGCCGTTTAACCAAACAATTACGCGAGAAAATGCTTGAGACGGTTTTAGATCACGCATTCGATGTAAAGCAAAAGCAGGCAAAGGCTGAACTAATCGCAGCTGGTGATGCGCTTTACATGAATCACCATGGCGAGCACTTAAAAACAATGCAGAAACTACCGGCTAGTTTTCTTTATAAGCAGGGCCGCATGGATACCAATATTGGTGGTCAAAGACACATTGTAGCCCTTAGTGAATCAAAGCCAATGTCGTATGAAAGCAATTATTCACGCATTG